CTGTACTTTTTGTAATCGCAGCAAATAACTGCTACTAAAATTTTTTTATCCATTGTTAGTTGTGTTTAGCAAAAGTAATATTTATTTAAAATATGCAATAATTATTTATCTGTTTAATAAATTTATCTAATAAAATATGTAAGAACCTGCAACCTTACAAGCCTTTTTAAATAAGTTATAATCTATAAAATTATCTTCTTTACTTTCAAAATCGTATGGACTACTCCAAAAGTTACCATATTTATCTGCTATCAAATTAACAAATGGCACAACATTATTGATTGTGCTATTAGCAAACAAATACGTTGTATTTACATTTGGCGTTCCCACTAATAATAAAAGCCAATACCTGCCTTTGCCAAATTTATTGAATGTGTTAATATTTTCATCTACCTCAATAATACTTGGCTTTACTTCGCAATAAATTCCATACTCAGGCAAGTAAAAGTCAGGCAAATACCATTCTTTGTTTTCTAATTCAAAGCCTTCAAATTCATATAAATATTTAATTCCTAGTTGGTCAAAAAATACTGCCCATCTAGCTTCTAATCTTGACCTAAACTTAATGTTATTGTAGGTTGTTGGTATTGTCTTTATCATATTAAAAAGGTATTGGTGTTTCAAATTGTGTTTGCTCGAATCTTTTATTTGGATATACGACCTCTATTCCATTTAAAGTATTTCTAATGTATGGCATTCTATCTATTTCTCCTACATAATACCTTCTACTTATTGGGTCGTAGTTAAGTTCTATTTGCCCTGTGTTACCCCAATGCTCAAACTTTACTTTTTGCACGTTTAAAAAGGTTTTATTTGTTTCAAAATCTCGGTAAACACTAAGCCCAGAATCTGCCTTGTTGTAAAAGTTTGCACTACCTGAAATGTCGTATAATGTAGGAACCTCATATTTAAGCCCATCTTTTTCTTTTCGCATCTTAGTTGGATGTGCTACCAAGAAACAATGAACGTGATGCAATTCGCAAAACACTGCTATCTTGTCTAATACCCTACCTATGTATGTAGTTGAATCTTCTAAGTGTTCTAACTTGTTCCAAGCATCAATTACAAAGAATTTAATTCCCTTGCGTCTTTTTAACTGCAAAACACTTCCTAAGATAGAATCTATCGTGTAATCCTTTTCAGGTTTAATAAACCAAAACAATTCATCCAAAAACTCTTTAACCATATTTAGTTCTGGTCTACTTAGTCTATGTGGTCCATCCCAACTTTTGCCTGTTAAAATTTGCGCTATCTTACTAAAATGTAATTTTGTAGGTTTGTTCTCTGGCGAATAGAATGCACCTGCCCACGCCTCATTTAAAAGCAATCTAACTAAAAGAAAGTCAAGTAAAGTTGTTTTTCCGTGTGATGGTATTCCTGTTAATATTGTAATGTAACCTTCATGAAATGACAATAACCTATCAATTTCACTTATACCTGTTTTTGCTCCTTTCGGTAATCCGTTTAAATAAAAATCATCTATCTCATCCGAAAAGTCTGTAACGGTAAAACTTCCCTCTAATGGAAATTGAATAGGATTTAAAGCATAGTTTAAAGTTTTTTCAGCACCATGTTTTTGTAAACACTCATTAGCATCTTTGCAATCCCCAAAAACTATGAAATCACAATTCTCAATCCCAAATCTTTCTGCTAAATCATTTTTAAGTTTTCTTCCTGCTTGGTCGTTATCTGTGCAAATGTGAAATTTAGTAATATGCTCAATCTCTGATAAGCAGTTTTCTAAGTAAATTAAATTATTATTTCCAAGTTGCGCACCATTAGGAACAGAAATAACATTAATTAGCCCTATTTGGTGAAGCGTAATGCAATCAAATTCACCTTCGCATACATACACCTCACTTTGATTTTTTAATGCGTCTAGGTTGTAAAAAATTAATTCAGCATCTTTTATCAGTTTAAAGTTCTTTTCGGCATCCCTAAATTTAGTGTTGACTAATTCACTTTCTCTAAAGTAATTAAAACCAATTGTGTTTACCTCTGCACTTTTTTGAGGCATCCACTCACGCTGCGATGTAATTTTGAAATGATTTAAGGTCGCTTGTGATATTCCTCTGTTTAAAAACCATGCTAATTCCTTTTCATTTAAATTAGTTTTGTTGCTAAATATTGGTTTAAAGTATTCTTTTTTGACTACCTCTTTTAAAACTCCGCTCCAACTACAATGGTGACAATGCCAAGTTTTCTTATCTAAGTTTACTGACAAACATTTGTCTTTCTTTTTCTTCCTAGTATGGCTGCATTGTGGGCAAATGGTTACTACCTCGCCAGATACCCTACTTGTTTTTAAATCTATGCCGTAATCTGAATATGTCATTATCTTGGGAAATTAATTTTAAATGTAGAAACAGGATTTTCTTTAAGAATGTATGGAAATGTACTTATTAGCTTTGACTTCCAATTTTTAATTTTATTATTTTTACCATCATGCCAATCATTAGCTACCCATGAATCATATTTTGTTTTAAGTGGCTGCTCTAAATTTGAATGATATTTCTCAAAACTTTTAGCATATTCTAAAAATTCCAAAAAAGGCGGTATTGTATTTATCTTTTTATCATTCTTATTATTATTATCATTATTGTTTGTGTCCACTTGCTGTTCAGTTGTTGTTCGTTTGCTGTCTGTTTGTTGTTCAGTTTGCTGATACTTATCCCATGAAAGTATTGATATTACTCGGTTTCGGCTGTTTGTTTGTTGTTCAATTTGTTGTTCGCTTTCAAACACTTTTAAAATACGTTCAATTTTTGATTCTGATATGCCAGTTTCAAAACTTAACTTTTTTCTACCAGTAACAAATTGACCTTTTTTTAGCTTAATAATTTCATATCCATTTAGATATTCTCCATTGGCATGATTAGCGCATAAAAGTAAATGCAGCCATAAATGGATAAATTCAGAATCTTTGTAGTAGGCTTTATCTTTTAGTTGCCTATGTATTTTAATCCAACCGCTCATAAATAAAAAAATCCGTTGTTCGTCGGCTTCGCAAGGGCATCAGTACAGCCCAACCAACTACTTAACGGATTTATTTTAAATTTCTTCATTTTACTGATTTTAGGCTGCGAAACCTTTTACAAATATAAACCTTTTTAAATTAAAACAATCTTGTTTGATTATTTAATATTTTTTCTTTCCCAACTTCCTGCTCATAAACCGTTAAAAATTCGCTAAATCGTTTGTTCCCTTGCTCAAAATATTCTTTGTCAAGTTCAAAGCCAGTAAAATCTAAACCAGCTTTATACGCTGCAATTCTTGAACTTTGGCTTCCTAAGTGAGTGTCTAAAATCTTATCGTTTGGCTTTGCGTAGTTAGAAAATATCCATTCGTAAAGGGCAATAGGTTTTTGAGTTGGATGAATTTTAATTTCCTTACTATTTATAACACCTACCCCATTCCACCATATATCAACCATTCTTGTTCTGCCTAAACTAGTAAAAGCCATTTCTCCATCATTAAATTTATCGTCAACACTTTGCCCTTTTTTATGCCAAAAAATATAGTTCTTAATTATAGGAAGTTGTTTTGTAAAATAATTAGCACCCCAAACTATTTGATTTTTACTTACCCTAAATAATTCGTTAAAGTATTCTTGTGAAGGAATTTCTTTATCCCAATTTTTCTTGGTGTATTCTTTTTTACGAGTAAACCCCTTTTTCTTGCCAATGCCTATACCTATTGTTCCATCCATATCAATTCCATAAGGAGGGTCAACCACGCAAAGCGTAAAATAATTATCAGGATATTCTTTCATTGCCTCTACGCAATCTCGATTAAATGTTTCGCTTAAATGTTTCATAAATAAATTCCTAATTGCGTATTATACTTGGTCCTCAACTTTATTCTATCCTCTGCTTTTCTAGGCAACTTAGCCGACCTATTCAACTCAATCAATTCTTTTACTGCTTTCTTGGCTATTTTCGTGCGTTCTGCGAGTTCATCTTTGTTTAGCTTAACACTTGGATAGATTACGTTTAAATCATCCATATAAGCCATTTGTGTATCTCCAAAGGTTTTAACTACACCTTCACGATAATACACTAGGTTACCTGACTTTGGGTTATTGCATTGAGCGCATTGTCTAAAGTTGTTATGCAAGTTGAATCTGAGGTTATCCCATCCGCCTACACTTCGGTAGTGACCTGCCTGAAAGTGTCCATAGTCAATGTCGCAACTTATGCAGTTACACTTCTCATCAATTAGCCTAACAATCTTGTTTACTTCAATCTGCAATTCCTTTTTGAACTCGCCTAAAGTCTTTAAAGATTCTTTTAGCTTAAGATTTAGCTGCTTCTTTTCAGTTGCCTTCTGTTTAGTCTTGGCTGCACTTAGTTTGAGCGCACATTTTAATTGGCACGCAGACTGAATTGAGTTGCTTGGCTCAAATTGTTTGCCGCAGTGCTTGCACTTTTTCATA